AATAGTTCATCGTCTGTTATTTCTTGTACTTCTACACCATCAGTCAAAAGATCTGTAGAAGCAAAATAAACAGTTCCTAATTTATAAAGATCACTTGGATATTTAAAAAAATTACTAGTAAAAGTTAGTGAAGTTGATTTTTTCTTAAATATACTAATTTTTTCGTTTAATGTTTTTATAGCATCAGAGTACTCAGACTCATTGCCAGGTATAGCTTTTAATTGAATCATTTCAACAAAGTAATTGTTAAATATTTCCATTTGAGCTTGACTTGCTAATAAGTTAAACTCTAAAGGAGTTATATAACCTCTTTGTTCTTTGTTAGCTATTGTTAATACTTTTTGATATACTGTGTCTACGTTTACCATAATATTTTTTTATTGTAGTTACGATCGCCCCGTAGGGCGACCGCTCTACAGTTTGATTAGTTATTTAATCTTTTTTCTATACTCGCGTATATTTCCATACCTTCATCAGTTTTAAACCAATGCGCTAAAGCAGTGTATGGATGCTCGTCAAAAGGAACTGTCATTAACTTTCTATCATTAGAAGCCCACATGAAAGTTCTTTGATCTTGAGATAGCTTTATAATACGTTGTTCAGTTGCTTTTATACCTATATTTCTAAGATGTACATTTTCATCAGTAACTAATTCTAAGAATAGTTGAGGGTTGTTTTTAGCAAATAATAACAAATCTCTTCTAAGTTCCTTAGAACTCATCTTTGATACCTTAGAACCAATTTCTACTCTCATAACAGCTTCTGCTAAATCAATATCTAAATCTCTAGCAGCCATAAGAGCTTCTACTTCTAACTCTAAAAAGTCAACTTGATGTTTAGCTATTTCAATAGGTTTGTATTCTTCAAACAACTTATCTCTATGAGGGTGATATAAAGACAAAAGCTTTTGTAACACTGTTTTTTGTTTAGGTACATACAGAGATCCATTTTCAAATATAAT